ACCTTGAAAAAATAGACCCGTAAACGTGCCCATATTTTTGATCTCTGTTGAGGGATCAAAGTTCCAAGGAGAACTAGATGAACCAGGTTGTACAGCATAACGAGATAGTTTTGCACTAACCGCAGCTTCATAAGACGTAAGGAATTCAGAACCAACCAAAATTAGATCAGGACTTCCACCATTCTGCTGACATGCTCTCCATAGTGCTTGCATGGGTGCCAATAAAGCAGTACCATCCCAGCCATCTGGGGTTGATGCCACCAACTGTACCAGTACGAGGATCAAAAGATACTAGAAAATCTAGACCGTTGATTGCCTTGTTAGCTGTTCCAGAACCTGCACCAACTGCAATGGTGCCATCCATATGTAATGATTGATCGAGGATCTTCTCGAAACCAAGACGTAGAACTTCCATTGCCTCGTTAAAGACGTTAGTTAATTGTACAAGACCCGCAGCGCTAGAATTGCGCGGGCTTTGTGAATCGCCAATAAGAATACCGTTACCAAGTAAGTAGTCTTCAGAAAACTGGAAGCCGTCATGTGCCGAGTTCCAAGGATAATAAGCCTGACGAACCGTGTCGCGGGTGTTATAACCAACCGTGTCAGAGACATTCTTAGAAGTATCTCCAAACCACTCAAAGTTGTTGTCATAACCAGTACGAATCTGCTCAACGATATTTTCTTTACCGCCACCCCAAGGCTTTTTCTTTGCCATTAGAGCTTTTAGCAGGGGACGTTCTTCCGCAACCTGATCAATAGGTTTATTCTTCAAATAATTCTGAAGAGCTACATATCCTAGTTGGGTAATGTCATCAGCATGTAATGCTGTTTGTGTTGCCATTATTTTCCCTCCAAAGGAATGTAATTATGTGGAACAGGGTTGGTCACACGAAAACCAATACGTGCTACTGGTGATGAATCCAGCTCTCATCTAATCCTGTTATTCGTGCATGGCATCTAAATGTGCTTGAAGAAATTCAGGCGTAACTTCTGCCTTATTTGAATTCATTGCATCTACTGTGCCACTGTTGCCGGAACCGGGTGCTAGGGGCCCAGAACGTCTACTAGCTTTGTCTTTCGATCCGCCGGCTACACCCATACCTCTCGAAAGCATTTGATACTGATTCTGCAAAACAGGAAGCCACTGATCAGGTGGCACTTCCGATTGAGCAAGTTGAGTACCCATTTCTATCATTATATCCTTCTTCAAGCTATAATCGGGATCTTTTTCAGTCAAATTATTTTCCCAAGCTTCAATCTGTTGAAATGCAGCATCCTTGTGATGCTCCCTCTGTTGCATCATATTAGCTTGCTGATGATTTTGTTCCTTAAAATTATTCTGAGCTTGATGCATAGAATTCTGTGAAGTCCTTTGAGAGGCGAGTTTATTAGCCCACTCTTCACTCATTTCTAGCTTTTCTACGGCACCACTGAGATCTTCAAAATCAGAGAAATTAGATTGTTCATTTCCTTCTGTTTGAACACCTAATGTTTTAGCTATTTGATCTGAAAAGTTATCTAGTGCTTTCAGGGAGCTAATGGCTGTAGCGTAATTACCAGAATTCAAACCTTTGAACATCTCTAAAGCCCAACCTAATTGCTGAGGATTTGTCGTACTTCCTTCTATAATACCATGTAATTGATTATTACCTTGCAACATAGAATTGTATTCACGTTCTAAACCATTAGCTTTATCAATCCAATGCTTAAAGCGTTCTTGTGCTTTTGGCTTTAAATTATCATAAACCTCTGCATCTTCTGAATCTAAACCTTTTGTCTCTTGAACTCCCTCGCTTGCTTGAAGTTCTTCTTCTGATTCTTCTGTAGTATCAGTCCCACTCCTCGTGTCTTGCTGTGCGTTCTGAGCTTCTTCGAAGGTGGGAGCTTTAACGTCTGACTCTGCTGATTGTTCGGCAATTGGTTCGTCATTAACAACCTCCTCTGCGGCTTCTACAACATAATCATCTTTGTGTAGATCCTCTAGTGCTTCTGACATAACATCAAAAGTACTATCTTGTAACTCTGTGTTAGATAACTCTTCTTGAGTTTCGGCCATTTACATTTCTCCCTGTTGTGGTCGATGTTGATTTCTTGATCTTTGCATTACTCTGTTATTTGGAGCATTCATTACCTCATTAGCTCCTTGTGGTGGCGGAGGCGGTTGAACCGCATTGGGCATGTCTTGTTGTTGACCTTGTCCCATAGCTTGTTGCATCATCATGTTTTGTTGCATATGAGCTTGCACATCTTCTGGCATGGGTGGCAAGAATTTTGATATATCTATTCTCTCATCAAAACGCTTGAAAGTTTCTTCTAACAATTGAACGTAAGGATTAAACTGATCAGGCACACCTGCTTGTCTCATCATTTGCACCATTTGTATATTCTGCATAATGATTGGCATCAATTCTATCCATCGCATTCTTTCCGCATTGGTATCTGGCATACCCGTACTACCAGCAGCAATCTTAATAAAAACAGAATCGTATAATTGCTGTTTATTAAGTATTGGCCAAAACGCTTGTGGTCCAGCAATTGCTTGTGCTCTTTGCGGAGAAATCTCTTGCAAAAGTACCTCAGCTGCATACCAAGCTATATCTCTTAACCAATCTTCTGTAACATCAATTTTCTCTTGCATCCTAGAAGCCATACCCTCTTGTTGTATGTTAGCTTCTGTTGCTGTCTTAGCACGCATAATTCCACCACGTTGTGCATCACCTAATCCACTAATCCATTCCATATCTGTGCGAATTGGAGTTGTATCATATACAACTGGATTCATTGGAGGTACTTGCACTGGTTGAAACACTTGATTAACGCCAAGTCCAGAAGCATTAATCATAGCGATATCACCAATAGTAGCATTACTAAATACATCAATATCTTCTTCATTTACACGAGAAGCATCAGCTACATAAAAAGGAGCAGAGAGTTTTCTGTGCGCTGCTAATTGTTCTCTTACAGTATTATATTCATCCTGCAAATTCATCATTAATTCAGTTTCTGAAACAGGCCATTCTTGTCCATCAATCCAATTCAAACCTAATACAAAGTATGGAAAGAATCGTTCTCCCATCTTAGTTGGAACATGTGGATCTCTGCACCAAGTATCACCACCTTCGCACCAAGTATATACAGTTTGAGTTGTTTTATCCCAGTATTCCCAAACAGCAATAGCAAGATTAACATCCTCTTCTCCACTATAATCTGCACTATCTTTGTTTAAACGATTTGCTATTCCTTCAGTAGTTCTTCGGTAAATCGTATATTTTTCAATATCTTTCTTATTTAATTGAAATCTCTCCATAACATCCGACGGTGTCATCCACGTTACATTAGCAATCCATCTGGCTGCATTATAATCTTGTAAGGAATCAAGAGACGTATCCATACGAAAATCTTCAGGACGAACAAAACCAAGATTCAAACCCTCTTGTTGCAATACTTCAACGCGTTGCGATAAAGAGTTTATTGTCATTTTTATTTCTTCTACAAGTTCGTCTTTATCACCATAGTATCCATCGCCAGATTCTAATTGACGTATATCATCTTGTATCTTTGCCAAACTATCTTGCGCATCATTAAATTCTCTGCTAACCAATGGATCTTTAAAATAATCTCTTTGATACGTTACTTTTACAATACCAATTTTACTTGTCATGCAAGAACGTAATACTTGTTTAGCTATTTTTTTAAGTTTTGCTTTTGTCAAAGATTCATTTAAAATTATCTCCAAAGTATTAGAAAACAAATCAGCAACTCTATATTGAGAACCTTGTGGATCTACGTTTAATCCTGGTCTTATTTTTATTTCTGGATTTTTAGAATATATATGTGGAAGTAAACCTTGTAATGTAGCGTGAATAATATTTCCTTTAATCAGTCTACCACCCTGACCAAATGCTTGTTCAAGACTCATCCCTTGTGTTCTATCATTAAGTCGTCCTAATGAATAACGCCTGGCTGATTCAATTTCTTTGTATCTAGCTTTCCATTTCTGATAAGAAAGTTCTACATTTTGCTGATACTTTCTAATTAACCCTTTAGCGTCTGAAGGGATGCCGACGTCTGCATTAGGATTTATATTACTTAAGCTTAAGTCTTCCATTACTATGCCTCATACAGTTCGTCAAGTTTGTCTAACCAAGCCATAGTAAATGGCTGCGGTCCTAATTCTTTTACCTTAGGTTTAAATTTTCTAGCTCTCTTCATCATCAAACCATATCGCGTCGCGTCGAAGAGGTGATCCTCCGCGCTCGTATCAATATCTTCCACCCTCTTGGGGTCAGCAGGTAATGAAGGTACTGTGCGCAACCAATGCTTGCAAGTGCTAAAAACCTTAAGCGTTTCATTATTGAGTCTATCAACCATTTCTTGTAAACCCTGAACTCTAGACCCGGGACCCTTTGAACTAGCCTCCCACATAATACCATAATCAGCAAATACGTCTGCAACACTCTTCTGGCGACCGTCTCGCATAAAAATCGC